CTCCAGCTGGCAACCCTGCATGATGCAGGGTTACTAATCGCCACTGCTGTGGATCGGGATGAGCAAACCATACTCTCCCGGTTGGAACACGAAGGTGAATCGTTCCTCACGATCACCCTGCCATCCTTCGCGAAGGCCCTTGAGAAAGGTCTTCGTGATGGGCTCTGGCCGCGTCATGATGCGTCTTCTTTTAGACACATCAGAGGGCTCCCCGCTTTTATGCGAGGTTTCCTCACGCGTGTGTTCTCTGATGATGGTACTATATTGGATCAGCCAGATGTAAATTCCATCTGGGCTGTCCGGCAAGTCTGTGGACTTACCGGAAAGCTCGACAGGCTGTGCACTCCCGAAAGGGAGCGCGCAGCCATGATCGGGTTTATCCAGACCGACCGCGAACTAGGAGCCCATTTTGATGACGGTATTTCCGCCGATCTCTGGTAGGCATTTGAAAGACATGCCTTTGTCCTATTCGGGGAGATTTTCAATACTGCAGAGACTAGCGTCTCACACTTTGAACTTCTCCCGTCCCATGGACCCGGCGCTGTTGCTGATCGACTTGATCACGCAGCTCGCTGGGACTTTGGTTACTGGCCGCAACGTCTCGAGGATACTTTCCCTCGTTGGCGTTACACCAGAAACCTCCCGTACTGGGACTCCATGGAACCGGTGCCCACTGAGCATGAGATACCCGTGCGGGTTATCTCTGTTCCGAAAACTCAGGCTAAACCTCGAATCATCGCAATTGAGCCTTCTGCTATGCAGTATGCACAGCAGGGTCTCAAGGAGCTTCTTTACCGTGAGGTGGAGAAGTCTCATCTTCGCGAGATTCTTGGTTTTACAGATCAGACTCGGAATCAGAGAATGGCGCATTCTGCGTCAATCTCCGGTTCCTTTGCTACACTCGATCTGAGTGAAGCGTCTGACCGCGTCCATCTCGAAATGGTCTCACGACTATTATCGAAGTGGCCGCACCTGCGCGACTTCGTCATGGCGACGAGGTCTAGGATAGCGGATGTTCAGGGAGAGGTTATTACCCTGAACAAGTTCGCCTCAATGGGTTCAGCCCTTACCTTCCCTCTGGAAGCGATCATTTTTACGGTGATCACTTCTATGGGAGTTTCGGGTCTGAAGGCACCAGTACCCGCCCGGCAGCTTGCCGGACGTGTCAGCGTTTACGGGGACGATATTATCGCCCCCGTTGACAATGTGGCCGACGTCATTCACTATCTTGAAGCCTTCGGCTTCAAAGTGAATGGGCACAAGTCATTCTGGACTGGCAAGTTCAGAGAGTCTTGTGGAAAGGAGTACTACGATGGAGACGACGTCTCTATCATTAGGCTCCGTGCCGATGTCCCAACATCACGTCGGGATGCAGCTCTAATCCGTCGGTTCACAGAATTCCGGAACCGAGCATATAGCTCGGGTCTTTGGAGAACTGTGAAGGTAGCTGATGAGATTCTTTCGAATCTCATCCAAATTCCAACACGTCATGTGTTGGAACGTGATGCTATCCCTGCCAATGTGTTGGCACTTGATTCCGTAATCCCGAATCCTAACTGGAATGGCAGGTTTAATCCTGACCTCCAGCGGTTTGAGAGGCGGTACCCGAGTGTCCGTGCTCAACCTAGGACTTACGAAGTCCAAGGCGAAGGCGGCCTACTCAAGTGGTTCCTTGAGAACAACGGAGATGGTACTTACCACCAGCGTGAGTTCCGTCAGAGCCAAGAACGTGCCCATACGTTCCGAATCAAATGGGTTTGGTCTGAAA